AATAGCTTGTTCCATTTTATTAAATGCTTCTATATACTTAAGCTTCCATTCTAATGCCCTTGAACCTGTAAATCCCATAACCAGTAAACTAAAACCATCCCTGGTTAATAAATATTCCTTATACATCCTTCCTCTTTCAGTTGTATATTCACTTTCCATCATCATACTTTTCAAAAGCGAATTCTCGCTGATGAGATTTTCTATAGCTTGAGTTACGTGTTGATGTTGTTTTCCAAAATCCTCTGCAACTTGTCTACTTGTTACAACTAACTCTCCATCAATATTTCTGGTTATCACTATATCTTTACACATATGTTTTATACTTTCCAATTTCTTTTCACCTCTTACTAAATTACTGTTTTAGCCAACTTAAGCCCTTCAATAACACCTAAAATAAACATTTTTTCCTTATTTGACAAATCATCGTTGACTTTTTCTAATAATTTTTCTATTTCTTTTTGTTTATCTGACATATTATTACTCCTTTCGATTTTTTATGATTAAATGTTAACCCATTTCAGATTAACTGTCAACTCTTTTTCGGTAATTTTCTCGTTTTAGATAATTTTATTGATTTTTAATCGTTTTTAGATTATAATTGCTCATGGAGGATATATTATGAATAAAAGATTAAAAATTTTAAGAACAGAGTTGGATTTAAGCCAAGCTGAATTTTCAAAAAAACTTAGTTTAGGTCAATCTACTTATGCAGCATTAGAAATAGGTAAAAGCCCTATTAAAGATAGACATATAAAGTTAATATGCTCTACCTTTAATGTAAATGAAAAATGGCTTAGAGAAGGTGAGGGTGATATGTTTATAACAAATATCAACCAACAACTTGGAGTTGAGCTTTCTAGAATATTTAACAAGGGAGACAATCTAACAAAAAAACTAATATTAGGCTTATCGGAATTGGATGAAAATGAAATTGAAATTGTAAAAATACTAGTAGATGGCCTGATAGAGAAAAAGAAGCAGTCTTAATTGACTGCTTCTTTTTTATTCAATATATTTGATTCATTTATCAATGAATGTATAAAGAGTAATATATCTAAGTTTTGTACATATTTTATATTTTCAATTATTTCTGATTTTATTTTTTCTTGATTTCTTTCTTTCATACAAACATCCCCTTTTGTTTATGCTAAAATTATATATTAATCCAAACATTTGTTCAAGTTGAATTCACATTTGTATTATACATCAAAATCGTATTCATGACAGGAATATTTCGACATATTTTTTACAGTTGTATCAAATATGTGTAATTTGTAAAATCTATTGTCTATTTGTAAAATTTAATTAAAATATTATGTATAACTCCTTGTTAACTGCTCGAAATATAATATTTATTGTCGAAAATTTATTAAGCATAAAAGGTTATTGTATGATACAAAAGGCTAGATTTAATAAAAAACTAACACAAAAGGAATTAGGTTTATATCTGGGAGTAACCCAGTCATATATTTCTAAGATAGAAACTAGAAAAACTAAATCTCTATCTGTTAGCAAAATACTGACTTTATCTTTAATATTAGAGTTAGACCCTGTAGAAATTTTTAAATTTATAGCTGGATTATAATTTTTTTGTTTCATAATGAAACTTTTATTCATTTATTATTTCATACCGCAACCTACACTCTTTAATTAATAGTATCAATTATAATATTCGTTGGAGGGATATTATGAATATAGGAGAGATTATTGCAGAATTAAGAATGGATAAAAATATGAATCAAGAAGATCTTGCAGCTGTACTTAATATTTCTAGGTCAGCTTTAGCTAATTGGGAAAGTGGTAATAGAAGGATAGATATAGAGACACTAGTTGTTATAGCAGATTATTTTGAGGTTAGTTGTGATTATTTGTTAGGAAGAACAAAACATAAATATAATTTTGCATTAGAGAATAAAAAGAATGTAGATGCCATTATGGATGTATATGAAACTTTAAAAAAATATAAAATAGAAAAATATTAAAGCATGTCTTAGAAATAATAAGATGTGTTTTTTTTGCGGATAAAAATTGGCTGATTAATTTTTTTGTTGATAACTTTTGGAAAATGCATTACAATATTGACTATAAAATAAATTTTTGTGAATAAAAGAAGAAAATAGATATGAAAAAAACTCTTTAAGTTGTCTGCGACCAAACTTTCAACTTAAAGAGCCCCACCAAAAAGGTCTTTCACTTTGTTATGTATTAATTATATATTATTAATCATAATTTAGTCAAGTGTTAAGACCTCTTTGTGGAACATTTTTTATATGTTTTTCTCAAGGAGGTATTTTTTATGGAAACAAATATTAAAACAGATTCAACAGTAATTAAAAGAGTGGTTAAAGAAGCCAAATATGCACAAATTGATAATGACTTAATAAACAATAGAGAATTATCATTTAAAGCTCTTGGTATTATGACCTATATATTATCTAAACCTGATGATTGGCAAATATATATATCTGATTTATGTAGAGATAAAGACGGTGAAAAAAGTGTAAGAGCTGGCCTAAATGAATTAAAGGATAAAAAATATATGCAAAGATATAGAGTTTACGACATGGATACTGGGAAAGTTCATCACTGGGAAACCTTAGTTTCTGAAACTCAATTTGAAGATTCTGAAATAATTTCTTCTGTTAAAGAAAAATATTTTAAAGATACAGAAGGTAAGATTGTTAATAAAAAAATAAAAATAAAATCTTTTGAAAGAAGTGTTCCAATCGTTATAGAAAGAGAAATTACACTACTTTCCCAAAAAGGCAAAGTAGAAAATAAAAATAAAAATTTTCTACTTTCCCAAAATGTACAAGTAGAAAACCTACAAGTAGAAAACGCAGGACAACAAATACTAAATCCTTTTACTAACACTGATTCTTTCACCAAAACTGATATTAGTAGTAATAGTAAGGGAGAAAACTCCCATCTCTCTTTCCAAAACAGATATGAAAAAATTATAGGTAAAAAATTAGGAGCAACAACTTTACCTAAATTCCAGGATCATATTAAAAACTTTAGAGCAGATCTAATCGAATCTATTTTAGTTTATGCAGAAGAAACTAATGCTAAAAGTTATAACTGGTTTGAATCTGTAATAGGTAACTGCATAAGAAAAGGAATTACTACTGGAGAACAATTTATTGTAGATATTAATGCCTATAGAGAAGAACAAAGACAAGCAAAAAACAGAGTATTAAAAGAAAAAGATGAAAGTAAGAATTTAGATAATGCTATCGAAGCAGCACAAGAAAGAGAAATTAATGAAGTTATTAGTAAAGAAATAGAGATAACTGATGGAATAGAAATTTTAGAAATTAAAGAAAATATTAAAGATATTGTTAGCAGTACTGTATTTAACGCATGGATAGCTCCAAATAGATTTTTAAATGTTAATGGAAATATAGTAATGGTATGTAGAAATAGATTAACTAAAGACATAATAGAGAGGTCATATTATGATGAAATAGTAAATGTATTAAAACTAAAAGGATTTAATGAAGAATTAGTATTGAACGTGGAAAATGTTCAATAAAAATATATTTAGTTATCTTTTAGGTGTAATTTAGGTATTTACAACTAGGTATTTTTTAGGTATAATTTAGGTGTAGTAGATAAAACATTATATTTTTTGATTGGAGAGATAAAAATGAAGAAATATGTAGTAAGTGCTGATATAGGCAAATATGAAACAGAGATAGTTGGAAGAAACTTATCCGGTTCTAAAGACGATATAAAAACAATAAGACTTAGAACTAAAATGTATGACATAGCAAATGGTTATATAGATGTAGAAGGTGAAAGTCATTTAGTTAAATTTAATGGTAAAGAATATATAGTTGGAGAACAAGGACAAAGTAAAAGTGATGATACGACAAAAACTCAATTTTTACATCAATTAAGTTGTTACACAGCTATAACTCAACTTTTAGAACCAGGAACTAAGGATAACTTAATATATATGGTTTTAGCGTGCCCTTTAAGTGTTCTATTAATTCAAGATGCCAAAGAAGAATATAAAGAGTTTATTAAAGATGATGGACCTATAAACATAACTGTAGATGGAAAAGAATATGAATTCACTATAGAGGAAATAATGATAAAAGCTGAAGGTGCTGGAATAATGTATTTAGAACCAAATTTATTTGCAGAACAATCTACAGCAATAGTAGATCTTGGTGGATTAAATATGGGATTTAGCCTATACAATAATAAAGTTTGTAAAAAAGAAGATAGATTTATCGAGGAATGTGGAACAGATAGACTATTAGAATTGGTTAGAGAACAATTATCTATTTATAAAAAAGGTAATATAATAGATAAAAATGTTGCAGAGAAAGCACTAAATGAAGGTGGACTTAAGAAGTCAGGTAAATTAGATGTAGATAGTGTTGAATATATAGAAAGAGCTAAGCAAAACTATTATGAGGAAGTTTTAGGCAATATAAAGCATCACAAATTTGATATAACTGGTTTCGATAGAGTTGTTTTTGTTGGTGGAACAAGTCAACATATTAAAAGCAATATAATAAAAGATTTAGAACATGCTCATGTGCCTGTTAATTCTCAACTATGTACAGTTGAAGGAAATTACAAGGTAGCTATTAAGAAATACGGGAAAATGTAAGGAAAGGTGATAAAATGCCTAGTATTAATAAACCAGGTGGAGGAATTACTTTAGGATTTGCAGCAAAAAATGAAGATGTTAGGTTAATTTTAGTTGAATTAAAGAAAAAGAAAATTAATTTAACAGACTATATATGCAATGCTGTAAGGTTTTATGAAGAAAATAAGGATAAAACAAATACTAGCAGTATAAATATAGCTGAATTAGTTAGAATTGAAGTTGAAAAACAATTAAAGGATATAAAAATTCCTTCACCAATAGTAGAAGAAAAAGCAATTGATTTAGAAGATGTAGATGATCTTGATGATTCATTTTGCGAAGAAGATTAAAAATAAATAAAAAAATAAGGCGGCAACATATGTTACACACCTAATTCGCAACTAGAGTATAACATATTTTGCTTGGCCTTTCAATAAGGAGAGTAAAATAATGAATAGATTTACTGGTTATGATTTAGAAGAAGCTTCATTTTACTTATATAAAAGTGATTTATATATAAAATTAGATGTAATGGATATAGTTGAAAATGAAGCAGGTATAACTATAGAGCTTGGAGAAGATAAGTGCTATTTAGTTATTTGGAATGATAGCAAAATAACAGAAGTGTTACATCCAGCTAATGTTATAGGAAATTTTTCATGGTGCTTAGAAATTAAAGATAAAGATAATAATGTAATGGGTTATTTAGCAGCATAAATAATGAACTTCGTATATCTGTAAATATGCGAAGTTTGTAAGAATAATGAATGTACAAATTGATATTATGAGATATGTACTAGGATAAATAAAAGAATTGAAGATGTTAAAAGAAGAATATAGGTTATAATAAATTGGATAGATTTAAGGAGCTATATAAAATAGGCAATAAAAAAGCACTTTTTTAAGTGCTTTTTTATTTTCTAAATAAAGAACTTTTTCTTTAGGATCTACTTATTACTCATGATTTAATGCTTTCCTTTTATTATTTTCTCTTTTTAATGTGCTTATGCTAATTCCAATTAATTTCTCAACTTCTTTATAGCTTTTATCGCCACCATTTACTGATAACATAGATAAGGCTAGATCTATTTGCTCTTTAGTAAATTTTTTAGGTCTACCTTCTTTATAGCCTTCTTTGGTTCTTGCTATTTCTTTTCCTTCTCGTGTTCTTTCTAAGATCATATCTCTTTCAAATTCAGCAAAGGATAAGAATATATTTCTTATTAATTTGCTTGAAGGTGTATTATCCATTACCCCTATATTTAATATATTTATTTTTATTCCTCTATCTAGTAACTCTTGTACTAATTTCGTTCCATCTATTAAGCTCCTGGCGAACCTATCTAATTTAGTAACTGTAAAAGTATCTCCTTCTTTTAATTTTTCTAATAATAATTTTAGCTGTGGTCTGTCATTTGTCTTTGCTGAAAATTTTTCTTCTATAACTTCATCACAACCAGCTTCAAATAATTGTAATAATTGTTCTTCTAAAGAATTTCCATAGCCTTGTTTTGTTGTACTAACTCTTGCATATCCATAATTCATATTTTAAAACTCCTTTAAGGTAAAAATAATATTAAAATATATATTTTATATAATTACTTTTGACCATTAGTTTTGACCTTTTATTAAGCTTTATTTTATCGTTACATCTAAATTGGTGTCAATAAAAAAATATATACAGTCCAAAAGTGTTAAGTTTTGAACCTTATTAAAATAATAGTATGTATTAAATTTAATAATTTTTTATTCCTAAATGGCTTATAGTAATGTTTTTGTAAATTTCACATACCCTTTTTTTAGATCTATACATATAGAAAGTTTTTTATTTAAACTAAAAAAGGCTAGTAAGTAAGATTTCTCCTACATACTAGCCTTTAGTAATTATAAATTTAATAATTTTCTCCAAGTATTTTGACCTACAATTCCATCTGTTGAAAGTCCATAATCTTTCTGGAATTTTATCACTGCATTATAAGTAGCAGTTTCAAAATCTCCATCTGCTCCATGCTTTCCTAAATCATAACCTAAACTTATTAGTCTTTCTTGAGCTAATTTAGTTATATTACCTTCTGCACCTTTTCTTAATGTTGGGCATCCTTTTAATGTTTTATCTCCTGGATCTCCATCAACTTTTTGTTTAGAGAATCCTTGTCTATTACATTCTGTTTGTAAATCCTTTACCCATTTTTCAAAATTGAAAGAAATATCAGAATCATTAACAGCTACTAATTCATATAGCTTATCAAATGTATTAGGTCCAGCTAATCCATCAATTTTTAATCCATTATCTTTTTGGAATTGAATTAAACTTTCATAAGTACCTTTACCAAATATTCCATCAGCTCCATATCCACCACAGTTATATCCTAATGATATTAATAAATTTTGAAGTTCTTTACATCTATCTCCTACATATTCCTTGCTTTTTATGACCAAATCATTTATTGAAGTTTCAACTGGTGTAGTAGTTATAGGAATATTAACTACTGTTTCTCCTGCTAATTTAGACTTAAAGTTACTCCATCTTTGCCAATTATCATCTGACCAGTTTGGACATATCTTTCTACTAGCATCATAGTGTCTAACAACATGATCTAAATCTATTCCGTATAAATCCATTAAATATTTACCTAATTCTAAAGCATTAGCTTCTGTAGTTTCAGAAATAACCCCTTCTGAATTACAACACATTTCTATAGAAACAGAATTTCTATTTAATATTCCATAAGCACCTTTACCATCACCGACAGCCCATGCTGAATTATTTAAATTAACAACTTGATATATATTTTCATCATCAACAAAAAAATGTGCTGAAGCATTTCTATTACATGCATTAAAATATTTAGCATTATTAAGAGCAGTATCTCCTTTGTTTCCTGTGTAGTGAAAAATCAGATATTCAATATCACTACCTTGTCTTGAACTAAAATTATAATCTGATATCATTTTTTGAATTGTTAACATATTAAATTCCTTCTTTCTTTAAATATTTTTATAAAATTAAAAGACCATGATTACTCACGATCTTCTTTATCTGAATTAAATATTTCTAATTTATCTTTTATCACTGATGGCAATTCAACTCCACACTCTGCTAAATTCTCACATATTGACCCAGCTTCTTTATATATAAATAACCCTAATGTTGCATAGCTTATTAAAAAATTTAATCCTAATAAAATATCTAGCCCCATAACAAATACTAATGCTATAAATTCAGCTATCCATCTTATAATTCCATCTCTCATTATTCTGCTTTTATAACTATTTTTATTTTTCCAAGTTTTTAATAACCCTGTTCCAAAGTCTGTTCCTTTAGATAGTAAATAAAATAAGAACAACCCCAATACTCCACTTGGTAATAAACTTAATAAACCTTCTTCAAACATTTTTCTTCCTCTTTTCTACAATCACTTGAAATTTTAAATATAAAAAAAGAACCTTTAGGCTCCTAATTTTTTCAATGAATATATTTGATATTTTCTCACAAGATATTATTGTGAACTATTTCACCCTATGTAAGAGAATAAGATACCTCCTGAAAATAGGTTCTACTTAATGACTTATTCTCTTATTAAACTTACTTTATTCTTTCTTTTATCTTTTCTTCTAACCTTGAAACTAAATTATTAGTTTCACTATCTAACACAACAAAACTCTCTTTATTATTACTAGATACTATAGCTCCTAATTCATCTACTTCTCTTGTAGTATAAGCTATTCTATTCCCTACATTATCTTTTATTACTGCAAATCCAGTTAATATCTTTATAGTTTTACTCATCTTCTTCATGCTCCTTTAATAATAAATTTTCTAATTCAAATGTTAATTCTTTCATTAAATCTTCTTCGTCAGTTTCTATTTCATTTTCAAAACTAAATATGTCAATTTCATCACCTTGTGTTTCTATATCTGGCAGATCTAATCTATTAATTTCATATCCTTTCCTTTTTGCTTTTAATTCCCAGCTAAATTCTGTGTTTTGTTCACCTTTAACTATGAAATATGTTTTATATCTTTCTATAGATGTTATTTTCCCATTATAAATTTGAGTGAAAACATGATATTGAGCATCTGTATTCACACATTCCAAGAACACATCATCAATATCAACATAACAAACACCTTCTTCATTTATTTTGCCAAACCCAATATCACCAAAGTAATATTCAGCAGTTTCATAAGCATTTATAAGTCTTGCTCCATAGCTTTTAGTTTCTTGTAAACAGTTCTTACTACCTTGAACACTTAATGATTTAGCAACAATGTTTGCATTGTGGAAAGTATAACCATTGAAATTATAATTTCCCCAGCTAATAATATTATCACCTGTTCCTGGATGGGAATCTTCTGTAACTAGAAATCTTGCATTAAAACTATCTCCTGATTTATATCCAAGAACAGCTCCATTGTCCCCATACATACCTAATAAATTAGATACTGTACCAGTTCCATTATTCCAAGATATTGCACCATCTATATCAGCATAGAAGTTTGTGCCTGAGTATAATTTAAGCCCTTTATTTACATACATAGCTGAGTTTACATTAATACCCTTTTTATATGTTTTACTTCCTAGGGTTGTATCCTTACTCCAAAAATCCATAAAGTTATATCTACCATCACTTGATGACCACCCATTGTTTAGGTTTTCTTTGTTAATGTGGTTAAAACTTATATATTCCCCTTGTTTGGCTAGGTTTAAGTCAACCCCATTTACATTCTTATCGCTGGTGAAAGAGGTAGTTTCCATTCTCAATAACTGTTCATTGTTATGAGCAGATTGGAAGGTTAATCCTCCATAGTCTAATGAAACATACATGTTCCCTCTTTGGCTTTTCACAGTGCCTGTAATATCCAAATTACCATTACTATCCCCACTTAATACAGTCTTTCCTGCGTTGTTTTTAACAGTTAAAGCACCATTATTGATTGTGACTCCTGAAGCATCAATAACAGTTGAACCATTGTAAACTTCATCAGGGTGAGGTGACCAAGGCTGTTTAACATCACCTTCATTTATCATCAATTGTGTAAACCAAACATATCCATCACTACCTGAACAATCCATATATAGACAAAGTGTAATAGTATCTGAATCTGTTGGAGCAGTGAACACACCCTCCATCTTATTCCAGTTGGCTATATTCTTTCCAGCAGATGCTAAATTAGTAGAAACAACATTTAGAATATGCCCACCACCATTTGCATTTCTTACTGTAATTCTTATGGTTTTCCCTCTATGTGATGCAGATAGGGCAGAAACAGTGTATTTTTGACCCCTCTTTATTTTAATAGTTTGAGATACACCATATCTTTCTGTTAAATTTGTACCTCTAATTACAACAGCATTTGTATCAGGTAATATATACTGATTACTATCTGTCCAATAAGTTATACTTTTTGAAGTTCCAGTAGTATCTATATTATCAGTGTACCAGTTACTTAACCCATTCTTGAAGTTAGAGTTTTTAACCAAATTATAGCCCCCACTAGCTTTGAAACTGGCTGTTATATTGTTAGCTGTTTGAGTTAATGAAGATTTTGTTGCATAAGTGCTTTCAACATCAGCTTTTTTTGCATAGGTGCTTGAAACAGTATTTGTGATACTATCCTTTGCAACCTGAATTGCTGAATTCATCTGTGCTGTAGTTGAATAACTCTTTAGCTTTTCAGTTGTTGTTGCATTTGCTGAATTGATGGCTTCAGTTTTCTTTGTATCTGCATAAGATTTTGATGTGTTAACAGCTTCTGTCTTAGCTGTATTAACTTTTGATGTAACATTTGTTTTAGTTTCATAAGTTTGTGAAACTCCTAAGTTAATACTATCTTTAGCCACATTAATTTTAGAATCAGTTTCAGATTTAGTATAAGTTTCAGATTTCTTATATACATCAACTATATTAGCCTTTTTATCTATAGCTAAATCAACATCTTCAGGGGCTGGTGTCCAAGAACTTGCTTTTGTACCCTTTTCAGCTAAAAGTTCTTTTAAATAAATAGTTCCCCCAGTTATATAATCAGTTCTAAAATTTATATTCCATTTAGAATTTTTCAAATGGTCTGCTGTAATAGTAATGGTATAATTTATTTTTATTTCTTGAGTAGGTTTTGAATAATCTAAAGGTATATTATAACTATTAAAAGCGCCTGAATTCCATCCAGTAACATCCCCACTTCCCTGAACTCTTATAACTCTAGCAGTGTTGTTGTTAGTTAGGTTTTCACATTTAAACCTAAATGAAACAGTTAATCTATCTCCAACACTTAATGTTTTTGTATTAATAACATGTCTAAATACACAATAATTTGTTTCTCCACTAAATCCTGAAGCAGACTTCCAAGAATCTGATGTTCCTATGGCTAAGTTTCTTCCTCCAATTTGAACATTGTTTACAGCAGTTGAAATCTTATTTTCAACATTTGATTTAGTTTCATAAGTGTTTTTAACACCAAGATTAATTTCATCTTTAGCTACTTTTATTGCAGAATCAGTTTGAGCCTTTGTGTAAACTTCTGTTTTAGTATAAACATCTGTTGAATTGGCTTTTTTGTTGATAGCTGTATTTAATTCAGTTTTAGCAGAATTTACTTTATTAGTTGCATCAGTTGAAGCTGTTGAAATTGCTTCTGCCTTTTTAGTATCTGCATAAGATTTTGATGTGTTAACAGCTTCTGTCTTAGCTGAATTAATCTTAGAAGTAACATTAGTTTTAGTTTCATATGTTTGTGAAACTCCTAAGTTAATACTATCTTTAGCAACATTGATTGCAGAATCAGTTTGTGACTTAGTATATACTTCTGATTTACTGTACACATCTGTTTTTTCAGCTTTTAGGTCAATAGATGCTTGAACATCTTCAGGAGCTGGTGACCAAGAAGTTGCTTTTGTTCCTTCTGTAATAACAAGGTTTCTAAATATATAAGTAACCCCTGTTCCTGAATTCATACCATTTAAATATAATACTTGTGAGGTACTTGAAGGCAATGTTGACAATGTTGTTATAGTAGCACTAAGTTTTGTCCATGTATTTGCAACAGTATTTCCTGTTTTAGTATCTCCAGTTAGTGGATTACTACTATTCCCTTCTTTTAGTCCTACATAAAAGGATGTTACAACAGAAGCTTTAACTTCAAATGAAACAGTATATTTTCTATTAGGAAGATACTTATTTCTCCCTATTCTACTATAATTAATAAAACTCCAACCAGTTGAAGCAACTGAATCTCTAACCATCTTACAACATCTAATGCCATTTTCAGTAACTTCTGTAATGGTTTTTCCACCTGTTTGTAAGCCCCATCCCCAACCTGTTACTCCTTTATTAGTTTCTGTTGCAATATTAGTTCCACCAACCTGAATTCCATCAATCTTATTTGTTAATGTTGTTGTAATATTTGAAAGTTTATTTTCAACATTAGTTTTAGTTTCATAGTTATTTGAAACAGATAGATTGATTTCATCTTTGGCAACTTTGATTTTAGAATCTGTTTCTGTTTTGGTATATGTTTCAGATTTTGTATAAACATCAGTTTTTGAAGCTTTTAAATCAATCTTATTATTAAGTTCAGTTTTTGCTGAATTAACTTTGCTATCAGCATCTTTTCCAGCTTGGACAATTGCTTCAGCCTTTTTATTATCAGCATAAGATTTTGATGTGTTAACAGCTTCTGTCTTAGCTGTATTAATCTTAGAAGTAACATTAGTTTTAGTTTCATAAGTTTGGGAAACTCCTAAGTTAATACTATCTTTAGCAATATTGATTGCAGAATCAGTTTGAGCCTTTGTATATACTTCTGACTTGACATACACATCAGTTTTATTTGCCTTTGTCCCAATTGCTGAATCAACATCCTCAGGGGCTAATGTAAAGTCTGTAGCTTTACTTCCTTTTTCAAGTTTTAATTTAGATACATATATTAATCCATTAGCACTTATACTTAATAATAATGCTCCTGCTTTATAAGAATCTTTAGTAACTTTTGATGTTACTGAAAATTTAGTCCAAGTATTTTTTTGTATATTAGCATACTTAAACACACATAAGTCTTCAAAGCTAGCAGAACTATTATAATAATTTCTAAATGCAAATTCATTTGAACTCCCTGTTAAATTAATAGAACTATCCACATACACCCAACCAGACAATGTAATATAGTCATTTGCTTTAAGTGATAACCTAGAAAGGTCTATTGTTTGTGATCCTTGATACCTTGCATTACCATTTGCAAAATTATTTCTTGTAATTTTAAAAGAATTACACCCTTCTACTTTTTTATTAGTATCTAATACAACATTTGACCAATGATTTGTATTTCCTAAATTACCTGTTGCATTTAAAAGTGTATTTCTTCCACCTATTTCAATAGAATCAATTTTACCAATTAACTCATTTTTCATAGTAGTTAATTCAGTTGAGTTAACTTTTAATGTTATTTGATTTTTTAACTGCTCAATACTTGATCCTTGTGTAGATACTTTAGAGTTTAATCCATCTATTAAATTAGTATGACTACTAACTGTACTCTTAGTTCCTTCAAGATCTCTTTGAATACTATTAACTTTAGTATCAACACTTGTAATATTACCTGTTAATTCATTTATCTTTGTTGTATGTGTTCCTATTGTACTATTAATAGAATCAACTTTAGAAACAGTTCTATTATAATCATCTTTAAGTAAAATAGTTTTACCATCTTTAACTATTTGAGTATTATTAATAGCTGTATTTATTTGTCCTTGCATTACCCCTATTGTAGTAGAATGATTTTCTATTAATAACTTAGCATTATCAGCCTGATTTTTAAGAGAATTAAAAGCTACTTCTAAGCTTTGTCCTACAAAATCTATTGCCACTTTACTAGCTTTAATTAACTGTGTATTAGTATCTTTGTTAAGACCAATAATAAGAGAACTATAGTTTATTTGCTTTTCTCCTATAGCATCTGTAGCAACCATATTCCCTTTTATTAGATTATCAGCTATAGCCTTTTCCTTAATTCCAGTATGGTCTATAAGTGTTGTAGTACCATCTTCTCCACGCAAAATAAAGTTAAAATTCCCCTTTGCATCTTGTCCCATCTGAATTCTAACTTTATTATTTTTATCTTTAAATTGTTGAGTAGCTCCTACAATTTCAATTCCACCATTATCACTTACTATTCTAAATTTATTAGTAGAAATATTACCAGCATTAATTTTAGAAACATCTAAATTAGCTATCATGGCATTAGTAATAAATCCATTTGCTATTGTTAACTTATCACTTGTTATTCCTCCAGCTTGAATATTTTCACTTGATAAGTTCCCATTTACAAGTGTTTTTATATTTGCTAGTTCAGAGTTAATTATATTAATATTACCAACAACTGCATTTAATTCTGTTATATCTGCTTTATTTATTAATGCATTATTAATTTTCACATCATTTGCTATTAAATTTTGTATATTAGCATTAATTGCGTTTAAATCTGATATATGAGCAACATCAATTATAGCTTCTTCAATTTTCGCAGTTTTAGCTTCTAATATTTGAGTTCTAATAGATACTGCTTCTACATCTTTAATGTTAGCTTTTTCTATTAATGCTTCTTTAATTATTGCTTGTTCTATTACAGCTCTATTAACTTTGTTTGTAGTACTCCCAGAACTTGAAAAATTATTTTTATTTTTACTTTCTCCCTTTGCTCCTATTTCAGAAGTAAGTCCACCAGTATAACTAATCTTTTGACTTAATATAGGTATCTTTCTTATAACATTTTTTATATCTGTTACAGTTACAATATCGTAAGGATCTAAGGATAAATCTCCTTGCCATTTCATAGAATAACCTAAATAAGATAATCCATTTAACTTATTATATACATCATTTAATATAGTTTCAGTTACCCAAGGATTTTCAAATCCCAACTCCATAGAATCAGTTCCAGTTGAGCCTTTATATAAAATATTATTTTCATCTATTTGACAAGAAATTTTACCTATTTTATATTTCACTTCTTCTCTCTTATAATCAAAATAATTATTGCCATCTATAGATTTTTTAATTTCACTTAAACTTTTAATAGTAAACTTACCATCTCTAGTTATAACAGCATTACCACCACAAATACTTGCTACATACGAAAGAACTTCTCTACAAGTAAAGCCTTCCAACTTACTCACTGTGTAATTTGGAAGGCTTCCTATAAATTCTATTCCTGTTATTTTAGATAGCTCATTAACTACTTGTTTTAATGTTAGCTTATCTCCTAAACTAGAGAAATAAGGAGTTTCAAATTTTATCATGTTATCATAGGCTGTAAATTTAGTTGTATAATCAGTTTTTTCAATATCATCTATATTGAATATACCCATTAATATATATTCAATTTTAGCGGCTATTTTTAAACCTATTTCAACTTTAATTTGGCTTGTACTATAAATAATATCTCCTCTATTTAAAAGTGTTAAATCTAAACTTTGAGATATTGTATTTCCTATTGCAAAACCTTCTTGTGGTTGAGTATACTCTAAAGTTAAGTTAACTAAATCCTCATTAGTATAAATATTATTTCCTATTGTAATTTTACATTCAAATGACCTGGAAGGTTTATTTATTTCTAATTTATAATCTGCTGTTGTATTTTGCATTTTAACCCTCCTTATTTTTTATTAATCATTTATCATAAAATCTATTGTCATAAGTTCAGATGGAGAAATATTATAATCAGAATTTAATAAATCATCTAACTGGATCATGTGTATATCTATTTCATTTTCTATAGATAACAACTCTTTTATATCTCTATTATAATCTTCAATGTGTTCTTCTTTTAAAGGTATAATACCATTTTCATTAACATTTAATTTTCCTTTTTCATCTTTTTCCCCATATTTATTAATTAACTTAGCCTTTTCCTTATTGTAAGCTTCAAGCTCTACATTTATTTTATTAATATTCTTTGTAATTGCATAAGCTACTTTAACTGGTAATTTAGCATTACTTAATTCTCCTAATGTATTAATTGTGTTTACTATTCTTTCATTGCTTAAAGTTAATTTCATAATTATTTTCCTGCCTTTCTTATCTTTGTTACTTCTTCTGTAGATTCAGACTTTAATAATTCATCTTCCAATTTATAAACTTGTTCCTCAAATGATGTGATATCAGCTCTAACCTCAACTTTATTAGAATTATACAATTCTTGATTGGTTATAGTTTTATTTACATTTGCACCTACTCCACCATCACTACTTATAGTTGCACTCATCCATGCAACTTGTACTCCATTAACTAAACTTGACCCATTTAAAGTTATATTTTTATCTACTTTTAACATTATTAATCATCCTTTCTATTTCTCTATAAAATTCATTTTTAAGCCACTCCACTTAACTTGTTTAGTTTTTGTATCATAAACATATGCAGGAGCTGTTCTATCTCCTACATACATTGTTTTAGTTACTGTTCCTTGTTGAGGATCTGGAAAAGTAACTGTAAAAAAAACACTACTTACTGCTATAAGTAATGTTGATATTTCTCTTTGTGTTAATGGTGACCATTCTAAAGCTATTTTTCTTTTAACTCCTATTCTATCTCTAATCATTTCACCATTTGCATTACGATTTGATTCTCCATCTAAATCACTAATTGTAACTTCAAATGATTTAGGACTAGCAATTGCTACTCCATTAATACTAAGCATATTACCACTCCTTATTTATACTGGAATTAATGTAATTCCACCTTGTCTTTGCATTTTTCTTAATTGGTTTAAAGCAACTTTTCCTATAATTGAGCCATCTATTTGTAGAATTAAATCTCCACTCATTGAATTATCATTGCTATTTCCTCCACTCACTGGCATTCTATCTGCTACTTTAGCTGCTAAATCAGTTATCCATCCTGTGTTGTTCTCTAAAGGCATTACTGCTTCCTTACCAGCTTCACCTACCATAGCTATAGTAGGAGCATCAACTATACCACCTTTTGCAAGTTTAGGTATTGTAGGAATATTAATTCCCATTCCACCAAACCCAGGTATCCAATTTGGCAATTTAATTTTATTTAATCCTCTAATCATTGCATTTATTGCATCTATAATAGCATTTAATGGTTTCTTAGCAATATTAGTTAATCCATCAAATATACCTCTAAATATATTTTGTACTCCCTGCCAAGCTTTTTGCCAATTTCCAGTAAACACTCCTACGATAAAATCTATTAATCCACCAAACATAATTTTTAAACTTTCTAAAATAGGCTTGATATAATTACCTACATTTCTAAATGCCTGTATAAACTCATTTCCTAACCAATTTATAACTGGTTTTAAGCAATTATTCCATATTACAATAAGTATTTCACCTATTTTCTCTATTGTAGGCTTCCATACTTGCCATATTTCATTAAGTCCATCAATTATCTTTTTAAGACATTCACCTAAAAATTTAACTACTGGAGCTATGCAATTAGTCCACAATGACATTGTTACTTTTACTATATTATCTACTACAGTACACCAAGCATCCCATAACAAAAATAATATAGGTTTAAGTACTGTAACTAAAAAGTCACCAACTAATTTTAATGCTCCCATAATTGCCTTAAAATATGGTGTTAATGCACTTACTAAAGCATTCCATCCATTAATTAAGGCATTTCTAAAACTATCACTGGTTTGCCATAGATATAAAAAAGCTGTTGTAACAACTGCTACTGCTCCTGCTATTAATGCTGCTGGAGTTGTTAATGCTAATCCAGCCAACCCTAAAGCTGTTGGTATTAATTCAATCCAGCCAATTACACTTGCTATTGCTCCAGTAATTGCACCCCAATTTCCTGCAATAAAAAATGCTATTATTCCAGAAACTAATCCCCCTATAATGGATAATATAATTTCTTTATGCTTTTTTATGAAATTTGAAATATTTTTAAAAATATTTCTTACTTTATCAGCAAATACTTCAACTTTACTTAGTAATCCATCAGTAGCTTTCTCTTGTTGAGAAAAATCCCAATCATCCATTCCAATATTACCAATTCCAGAACTATCACCAGATCCACTATCACTATCTGAACCAGTTGAGCTAATAGTATTTATTTCATCAATTCCCATTAACCCCTTTATTTCTTTAGCTGCTTTTTTGGCTGCACTTCCAACTCCACTAGTTGAATTGCTTAAATTATCCATTGCATTAGTTGCACTTGATACATCAGAAGCTACAGCTCCTATACCTGAACTTGAATCACTCTTTACACCAAATAATCGTTTCATAAATGCACTAAATACATTAGCCAGTTGAACTAATTTCCCCATAATTGTATTTATCACTTTTATTACTGGAGTTACTGCTGCAATAAATCCTTGTCCTAAACTTGCCCTCAAACTATCAAATTGTAATTTTAATATTCTTACTTGATTGGCCCATGAATCACTTGTTCTAGCAAAATCTCCCTGTGCTAAAGATAATTGTTGTTGAACAAAAGCGTATCTTAATGCAACCTTTTCTTGTTCTGTCATTTTAGCTGTAGTTTTTCCATAACCATTTGCTAATGCATATTGATCTAATGCAGTTTGTGTCATTACTACTCCTAAATCTTTTAATGATTCAGTTTCGCCTGTAAATACTGATTTTAATTTAGTATAAGCTTCTCCTTGTGTAATATTATAAAACGAAGCTACATCTCCAGCTAATCCAGTAAGTGTTGTTGACATTGCATAAGCTTCACTTTCTACAAACCCGAAGGCTTTTGCCATTGCTCCAAATGTTCCAGTGTATTGTTTAGCCATTGTTTCACTTAAACCAAATTGAAAAACTGCATTTTGAGCAAAATTATTTACTTGCTCATTCATTTTACTAAAAGTAACATCTACTACATTTTGTACTTCTGCTAAATCACTTCCTAAATCAAGGCATGCTGATGTAAATTCAGTTATTTTTTTTATTGCAAATGCTCCAGCTAATATCTTCCCAGCTTTACTTGCTATATTAGTTATTCCTCTCATTTGCCTATCAAATTGATTTTGATTAACAACTAAATCTAAACCAATTTGTCCTACACTTTCTGTTGACATATCTCACCCCCTTAATGAAAAACTAAAACACCTAGAATAAACTAGGTGCTTACTTACTATTGGCCATTGAGATGAACATATTTTTAAATGCATTCATTGCATCTTCATAACTTTCTTTGTCAACATTCTTAGATTGTCTTCTTTTCCAATCACTTTGTATTCTTTTTTGATCTTTAGTAAATCTTTTTATTACTTCTTTATCCTTTTCGGCTCTAATTGAAATAATTTGCCCTAATGGTGTATCTGGCATAAGTCCACTAAGTAAAGTTGCAAATTCACTCCATGTCATATCCTGTTCATTTCTCAACCTTATTCCATATTGCTTTGCAAAACTTGCTTCTATTAAATCATAATCCTCTAATAAATCATACCAAGATTCTTGCTTATCTTTAGCTGGGTGTATTAAAATTCTTTTCTACTTCTTCATAACTTTGGTCAGAAACTCCAGCCATAATACCTATAAATAAAACTTTATAATCTGCAAATGACAATTCCATACTTTCAATTTCTTGAAAAGCATTTTGTCCTAATGCTAATTTAACAACCTTATCCATCGCTGCTAATTCATTTTTATTATTTTGCATTTCTTGATTAATTAATAACATAGTATTTTTGCTATTATTAATTTTATATTCCTTTCCTTCTGCAATTTTTATTACTGGTTTATCATTACTTAATTTCTTTGAAATATCTATCATACTCATTTTTTATTCCTCCGTACTAATTGTTGGCTTACCATTTGAAAGCACTTCAAACTCTAATACTCCGACATTTGTTGCGTCCCCAGAACCTACATTTGTAACATTAACTATACAATCAAATGATACTTTTGTTCCATCTGGAAATATCCATTCAAATTTACTCTCTAAATCTTGTGCATTTTTAAATAATAATCCTGCTACATAATCATTCCCATCATCTCCAACACACCTTTTACCACTTAATGAAATAGAAAATCCTTTTCCAGTTGACATTCTTCTAGTCCAACCTTCTTGGTCTAAAGCCGACCATTCTTCGATATTGTTATCCATAGATAATGAAAATGTTTCTAAATCTTTAATAGTTTTCATATCTGTTGGTTGAGTACTAGTAGCACCCTTTATACCTATTTTAAATTTATTTTGGTGTACTGGATAAACTCCACTTTCTACTTTAGACATTATCACTCATTCCTTTCATAATAAAATTCTATATCTATAACTCTTTCATATATTCCTTTTTCATCTGTTCCTACATCTATAGGCTCATTTGTATTTAACTTAATCATTTTTATTCTATGATTATTAATAACTACACTATTTTGCTTTAATATCTCTTCAAATAATCTATATGAGAACTCTTCTGTTTCCCTTGCATTTAAATTCCAATGTATAAGTACAGTAATTGCTTTTACTTCATAAGAAGAGTTTTCACTACCTCCTAGAGTTATTCTAGGAGGTATAATATTTTTACCTTGATATACTCCAATTGATTTATTATTCTTATTATCAAGCTTTCCTATATAATAGTTATCTGCTTTATTTTCAAGAGTTTTTAACCAATTTCTTATATCTGCTAAACCTAACATCAAACCCCTCCTAATCTTTTATAAAACTCTTTAAAAGTCTTTTTGCAGAAGTCTTTTTTATTTCCATCAATCCACTCTTCATACCATTTACCTTTTGCATTTTTATTTTCACTAGTATTGAAATTGTATTCTGGATGATAATAAAGCCTTCTTGCATAAGGAGTTGATGATACTAACGTACAAATCCCTTTAGAACTATTACTATAATCAACAAAGGTACTTTCATTTTGTAAAGTACCTCCTTGATAAATAACTCTAGTTTTTGTTTTGCCTTTATACTCTCTGCCATTCTTAGCAAATTGCCCTCTAACACCATACTCTTTATATTTTTCTTTCTTTATTTCTCCAAATGGAATTACCTGTGCTTGTACTACTTCTGTATGTAAAGCTTCTGCAGTCATTTCTAAAGCTTGTATTTGTGCTCGTGTTAACTGTTTAATTCTTTGTTGATTAATTATTACAGTACTTGTCGCTCTTGCCATAACTTAAACCAACTCCAACTTAGTATAATTAACTGTTCCATCTGGATTACGTGCTTTTTCACCTTTGTATATATTTCTTTTACCCTCAAAGACTTTTACTTCTCCATCAGATATAACAGAAATACCAGGAGCAATATCTCCTGGTATCAAGACAGTTCCTTCTATTTTAATAAGTTTCTGTTCTGCTGTTAAAACCATTTTAGCCTTATCTTGATAATTACATTTAGTATCAATTTCAATAGCTTTTAAAGGCTCACCATCTTCACTTATTCCTTCTTGAAAAATAATAACTTTAATTGGAGTTTTACAAAACTTTTTAGGTACTAAACATGGATATTTCATAATTAAAACCTCCTAAAACTTAATGAACATAATCCTGTTTGTTTTAATGTTTCATGTAACTCTGTTGGTATTGCAACACCTTTTATTAATTGAACATTCCAACTACCACCAAAGTTCATTGATACTCCATTAATGCTATAACTAGATAATACATTTTCAATAAGTTCTGCATTTTCATACTCAAACTCTGCTAATTCACAAGTTACTTCTTTAATAATATCCTTTTGAAAATCTGTTAATTTTTCAAACCCTAAACCCTTAATCCTATTAAAAGTTAATGTATCAATATGCCTACTTGCTTTTCTTAATGATTTATCTATGTCACTATCATCTATTTCATTACCTTTAAAGATACCTGTATAATATGCTTTGTCTACATATGACATATACTCACATCCTTAAATTAAAAGAAGGATACTATTGAGCACCCTTCTTTAATTCCTTATTTTCTTCTTTTAATTTTTTATTTTCCTTTTCTAACTTTAAAGCCTTTTCCTCTAAAGTTTTATACTCTTCATATGAAACTGATTTGCCAGCTCCATACTCTATTATGTTTCCTGCATCATCTGTTATGTCATAACCTTGTGCTTGATACATATCTTTTTGAGTTTCATCTATTGTATAAACCTTATTTCCTTTTGTTGCCTTCATATATTATTCCTCCTATTTATTCAGCTTCTGCATTAATAGCAATACCACAAGCTTTATTTTTTATTAAGAATGTATCACCATACTCTCTAGTTTGATATACATACTTATCTGCTGTTCTTGAATCTGTACCTGGAGTAAATAACTTCATATATGCATATTTACTTCTAGTTACTTGGCATGATGGATGAATAAGTATCATATATATTTGTTTTGCATCACCTGCAGCAACACATCCATTAGTAAAATTATACTTAGTTTTCATTCTTCCAGATGGAACTTTAGTTATTTCTACATCATCTAAAGAGTAAACTCTTCTATCAATTTTCCCATTATTTGAATTAACATCAATATTTCTTGTTAATCCTTCTGCTCGTTTAAGCATCTTGTGAATTGATGGAATAACATAAAGTATTCTTCCTTCACTTGGAACTCCTGCATCATCCATTTTCTCCATTTGATCATCAAACCAATCTAAAATATTAGCTGTAGTTAATGTTGTTGTAGTGTCTACTACTGCTCCATTCGCTTCATAAGTCTTAGCTTCTGAATATAACTTAGAGTATCTATAAGAATCTCTTTCCGGAATAGCTTGCTCTGTTTCAAATGTATTTTGAACATTTGCTACTTCTATAACCAAGTTAGTTTCATCTATATCCATTGGATCTAAAGGGAATTCTATATCTCTATCATGCGCTAATTTCTTTGGTTCCCATTCATTAGATATACTCCCTGTATTAAATCCCATATTACTTCTGTTGTGGTCTTTATATCCACTAACTGTGATATTAGGTAATTTAATAGTTTGAGCATTAATAAATTTAACTTGTGGATTAGATTGTTCTAATGCATAAGATGTTAACTCCTTTTCATATTTTTGTTGTAATGCTTGTTCAAATTGTTCAGCGTAACTGTATACTGCCATAATTTCATCTCCATTTCTTATTTTTAATTAATTATTTAATTCCAAATGCCCTTGCTATTGCATCATTTGGATTTACTTTTTGTTTTGTGTTATTAGCCCCAATTATAAAACCATTTTTATTTTGTTCTGGCTCTTGTTGTTGTCCTTTAAAAGAAGGATATTTTTCTAACACCTTATCAATAGCCTGTTCCATGGTTAAATCATCATTAAGCATAGACTTAGCTAATATAACTACATCATCTACAGAAGTTGATGCAACTCCTTTAGATAAACAAGTTACTTTTGTTTCAGCTAATAAAGCTCTTTCTTCAGCTGCAACTCTTGCCTTTTCAGCATTAGTTAAAGCTTCATTTTTCTTTTCCTCCTCTGTTTTTTGACTTTCTTGCCATTGCTTAAAAGCTTCTAACTCTTCCTTAGGAGGTTGATCTTTTTTTACTCTAGCAACTCTTTCCTTTACTATTTTGTCTAACTCCTCTTGGGTAAAAGTTTTAGCTTCTTCTCCTTTTCCTTCTCCAGCTTCTGGATCACCTTCATTGCCTGCTGAATTTCCTTCTCCACCAGTACCAGCTCCTCCATCTACTTGAAGTAACCTTCTCATTCCTATTCTTTTTCTTAAATTACAACTTGTTATAAACATAACTTCCCTCCATTTATAGTCTGTAGACTGTTATTTCCTTACGCAGTTTTAAGCCTTAAGCAAGTTTTGGGCATAATAAAAAGCCTTAGTTTCCTAAGACTTAATTATTTTTTTCAATTTTATAATTTTCCCACTTCTTATAAGCATCTACATACATTTCTTTTTTATCTCCATTGTATGTGCACTCATAATACATTCCATCAAATAAAGTAGTACTAAGTAGTGCTTTATGTTTTACAACTCCATACCATAAATACATTGTCTGTTGTAATTTGCTTTTTATCTGTTTTATCTAAATGTCTATTGGTATAATCACATACCTCTTGTTTGCACCATTCTAAAAATTCTTTTTCATTCATTACTTATTTACCTCCAATTCTATATTTTCTATTTCAGCTCTTTCTTTTAAATATTGAGCATACATTTCCATTGCTTTTAATTGACCATTCAATAAATAATAACTACAAAATGGTTTAAATGTTAAAGTACCCGCCTTATATTTCTTAAGCATATTTCTTAATCCATTTATTCTTATTTTTAATTGTAAATACTCTGCTCTAAACCTTTCTTTATAATCTGCACTCCCCATCATCTCAATGGTATCTTTTAATTCCATATTTTCAATCCCTCCTTAATTTTAAGCATAATAAAAGCACCTACTTATGTAAGTGCTAATTATCTTTTCTTTTTCCAAATTTCTTTTTTATTCTTATACTTCATCTTGTTTTCATTATCAAAACTTCTATTTTCAAGATTAGTGTATTTTTTAACTTGTCTTTCTATATAATTTTTCCATTGTTGCTCATTGTATAGTCTTATATTTTCTTCTTGTTGCTCTTTAGTAGTTCTTTTAGGTTTAGAAGTTATTTCCTCAAAATATGTTGTATGACTATCTCTACAATTAGGGTGATATAATCCTTTTTCTATAGCCGAACTAAGTAATGGATATGGTCCATCTTTAGAACTTCCACCACTCCATACATCATCAATATATATTTTACCTTGATGTGGTGTACATTTAGGGCAACCTCCACCTCTACTTATCACTATAACTGTACTTATTCCCCACTCTTTTCTCTTATCTCCTTCCCCTTGAAGGTAAGCTCTTTTATTTGCTGTTCTAATAGCCATATCAACATAACTTACAACATTAACTCTAGCACCATTTTTATATTCTATACAATTAATACCGTTGGCCATAAAATCTCTACTTGCCATATCAATAGCTTTTTCTATGGTTCCAGCACCAGTATTAGCATATACTTGAGCATTAAATATTATTTTTCTATATTGATCATTGGCCATTCTTAACATTGCTAATTGTGCATTCTTAAAATCTTTCTTAGTAGCTTTAATTAATGCATTAAGTTTTCTATCATTTATTCTGAAAAACTTAGCATTTAAAGTAATATTCTTTTTCTTTCTTTTTTTGAATATATACCCTTCTCTTAATGCTGATAATATTTCAATTTCTTGTTGCATATTACCCTGTTTATAGACTTTTTCTAATACTTCCTCTATCTGTTCATTAATAGTTGAAAAATATCCTTTGAATTTCTTTATATTATTACTTCTATACTTTTCTAATGCCTTAAGTTGCTCTGCTTGCCACATACTCCATTCAAAACCTTCTGTTTTTTCCCAATCAGTATGTCTTTTAATATTTCCAAGCATAGAGTTTATTAATTCTTCTTCTATCTTTTGAAACGCTACAACTATATCATAATCTTTATCCATTGCTATATACCTTATAGCCTTGCTCTTTATATTTCCTTATTTCTTCTTTTAATTTAGTTTTTGAAGGTAATATATCTCTTTTCATTTCAATGATATTATGTTTCTCTACTGCATATATACCTAACTTTACATGTTCCTTTGCAATATCAAATAATCCTTTAAGCTTCTTCTTGTCCATCTGGTATACTCTGTTGTTTATTATTACTTTCTTCATCTAAATCTCCTCCTACAAAAGGTTCCTCCATAGTAATAATTCCATTTTGCTCTTTTATTCTTTTAACTTCTTCTTCTTTCCATTTATCATCTTTACTATCACCCCACATTTCCTCAACCTTTGCTTCTATAGACATTGGTGTATTTGGATTAGATAGTGTTTCAACAACTGCCTCAAATGAAGGTGATGCATATTCTCCAAAACTTATTTCTACTTCTAAATCATTAATACTTTGGTTTAAAGAAGAATCATAAGCCTTAAATATTACATCAACTAATCTAGGTAACATTTCAGTTAATGCATCTATAATAGCTTGTCTTGAATAAAGGGTTGTCTTTTCTTTTTCTCTTTGAGCTTCTGCATTATCTAACTTTTTATTATCAATTCCTAATGTTGATGGAGAAATTAATCCTTGTAAACATAGATCTAAAGCTGTAACGTAAGTTTGAAGATAAGATTCTGTTGGTATACCTGGTTGTTCAGTAATGATTTTACTATCTGCATTTTCCTTCATACTCTTATCTGTTTGAATAAACCTATTATCAAAGTAGTTAGGCTTCATTATTTCTCCAGTCTTAATATCTCTAGGCAATAAATCATCTGGTATATATGTTTTTGCTCTTCCTGCTCTTAATGCATCTATCCATTGACTCCAAGTTTCATCTAAACTATCAAAGTTATCTGTTTTACCATCAAATATACTTTGTCCTCTACCTTCCCACTTTTCTGATTCATATATCATAAATGGAACTGCCATATTAAAACTCTTATCAAAAGTTACATCTGCTAAATCACTTGTTTGTGGAATAGTATTCAATGATACTTCGTTATTATTTATGAATAGTTTATATGTTATATATCCATAACCGTAAGTTTCTTTTAAGTTATACACTCTTGTTTTATGTTTATAAGCAGTATTAAATATAATTTCTTTCATACGCCCTCTTTCATATACCATTTCAATATCATCACCATCATAAAACTCTATAATAGGATATTTAGATATATTGGAATCAAATGATATCTTAAAAACACCATCACCAGCTACTAAAACTTTCTTTGTTGATTTATCTAATAATTTATAAAATTTATTTTCCTTAACTATAGCTTCCCATGTTTCATTTAAACTTCTATCTTCAAAAGATATATCATTTAAATCTGTTAATGTAATATCAGCTAATTTATTAACTATTATTTTAGGTAGTCCAGTATGTATTTTTCTTATTTCCATACCTACTGTTGGAACACTCCCCCAAAATGAGAAATTATTGTTTTGCAACTGCTTATATAATTGCTCTAATTCATAACTATCGCCCCTGTACCAAATCTTATTTTTAAATACATTTGTTTCATAGTTCATACTTTCTTGTATATTAAAATTAGTTGTTTGAGCTTCTTGTATTCTTAAAAAGCTTCTCATAAAATTCCTCACTTTCTCTGTTATCTTCATTTTTCACCTCTATTCACTCCATATAACGTTTTTTATTATTCAATAACATTTTATACCTTTTAATCAAAACTAGCCTTAATTTTGATTGTAAAGCCATATATCATATATAATTTTATTTCTACTCATAAATTTATTTTTAAGCTTTTTCTTTAATTTTAAAAACTGCGTAGAATAATGAAAAAACGCAGTTTTATTTTAATATCGCTATTTTACTTGCTTTTATAAAAGTATAAATATTACTTTTCACATTTTACGCAGTTTTATTATGATAAAACACGCATTTTTATGGAAAATAAGCTATTTTTCTTTTTTAAATATCATAAATTATTTGAAATTCCTATGCGATTTTTATAAGGCAACCAACTATATTGAGTACTGTTAACCATATGGTCATTTGCATCTTCTGGAGTATTATCTTTACCCTCCATCCAGCTATATGTTTCTAATTCAGATATATAATTTACACAATGGTTTAAAATCTTATATTGATTATGAGCAAACCAACCTAATTGAAGATTTATTCTATCTATAATAGTTGTTTTCTTCCATGCGTTGTTAAAATTATATACTGTACCATTTAACCTTTTATATTTTGCAAACTCTGTTATAGTACGTGTCAAACTTCCAATAGGTTCGTTTGTCCATAATCATCTTCCGACTTTAACCCATTATGTAAATTAAACT